ATAAAGGGTTTAGGTTTGATGGATATGATGTTGCACATAATGGTAATGGCGACCTTTGTGGGCAAATATTCTACAATGCTGGCAATTATTGTATAGAAGATGTTGAAAAAGACCTAGATTTGCTTTTCGGAGGTGAAGAATGAGTAGTTTTGAAGATAGATGGGGAAAATTGACCGTAGAAGAGGCTCTGGAGCTAAATAAGAAGGCTGAGGAGACTTGCTCTTTTGAAATAACTGCTGTATAATAAAGATACCCCCTACCAACTTGAAAAAGTTGATATGATTAAGTAACCAAGAGGCCACTAGAAATAGTGGTTTTTTGGTGGTATAATAAGCTTATGAAAACTATGAAACCTATATCTATTATGCTTTATGAAGATGACCTCCCTGAGCTAAGGGAGATTAGATGCGTACACTGCTCTAGAATGCTTTGTAAGATAAATGCTGATGTGAAGTCTATAGTCTTTGGAGATGGCTTTGACCCTGAGCAACACCATGAGCTGGTGTCTGGTATGAAGGTGATGGAGCATAAGTGTAGGGGCTGTGATTGCGTGTATAAGTTCTTATTCCAGAAATAAGGCTATTCTACCTCTGTTGCGATAAGGTATAGCGTTTTTTTTGATATTACGATATAATAGGCTTAAGGAGAATATTAGCTATGGAAAATAACTTTGAACACCCTGAAGAGACTGGCTTGGTAAATGAATTACCTGTGCTGGCTCTTGATGTTCCTGATAAAGAGCTTATTGAAAACTTTAAGAGATGGGAAAATGATGCTAAGACCTACTGGAATGACCCTAAGGGGTATAACTTGGAGAGTAGGCGTGAGAAGAATATGCGATACTGGAAGGGTATTCAGATAGATGAGGATAAACTATACTCCTATCAGATACCTTATATTCAGAATGAGCTGTTTATTGCTACTGAGACTATTACTGCTTATACTACTTCCTCTGACCCTTCTGCTGAGGTTGTTCCTGAAGATGAAACTACTCAAAGCAAAGTGATGGCCGAGAGTTTGGAGTGGGGCTTGAATGTCCATAGCGAGAAGTTTAAACTTGGTGAGAAGATAAATAAACTTGAAAGAAGTATGTATCTTAAGTATGTAGGTGTGCTTAAGCTCTATTGGGACGAAACTATCGAAGATATTGTACCTAGAGTGGTAGAACCTGAGAATATAGTAGTTGATAAGTCTTGTAGGCTTGGTGAGAACCCTCTATTTATTTGTGAGACCTGTACTGCTACCGTACAACAAATCTTTAACTTATTCCCTGAAAAGAAAGATGCCTTTATGAGGAAGATTGGGAGAGTAAGGTCTAGCTCTAAGCTTGAAAGCTCTGTCTATGCTTATAAGGAAGTATGGTTTACTGAGATTACTGATGAGGGTGAGACTGAGTGTGTGGCTTGGTATATTGGAAACTTATTGCTTGGAAAATCTAAGAACCCTAACTATCTATATGATGGAGATGGAGTACAGCTTACTAACTTTTTGCCGAAACCTATGAAACCTTATGTGTTCTTTAACTATATGAACTCTGGGGCTCATATGATAGATGAGACTTCTCCGTTTGAGCAAGCTATTCCTCTACAAGATGCTCTTAACAAGAGAGGCCGACAGATTATGGAGAATGCTGATACTGCTAACTCTATTCTAGTCTTTAAGTCTGGGGCTATCTCTTCTGATGAGGCTGAGAATATTACGAGAGACCCTAACCAGATACTCTTACTCCAGACCCAGGGAGACCAGCCTGTGAACTCTGCCTTTGGTGAGATTACCCCTCATCTACTGCCTAACTATGTGCTAAATGATAAGCAAGATATTAAGAATGCTATCCATGAGATTATGGGAACTCCGAGCCAGTTTAGAGGAGCTCAAGATAGAGGTGGGGCTAATACCTTAGGCGAGGCTCGTATGATGAGAGACCAAGCTGGAGGTAGGCAAGATGAGATTATTAGATGCCTTGAGAGAGGTCTTGATGACTACTATAAACTCTTAGTCCAGATGATGAAGGTATGGTATAAGAATGCTAAGAAGTTTGCTTGTAGGGATAATGATGGTAAGTTTGTCTTCGTAGAGCTTAGCCGAGAGAAGATACCTGATGTGGCTTGGGTGAAGGTGGAACACGGTACTACCCAAAAGAAAGACAAGAACCGTGATGAGCAAATTGCTATGAACTTGGCTCAGCTTGGTTTGATTGACCCTTATAACTTGTTTAAGGACTTGGGTATGAAGAATGCCGACCAACGCTACGATACTTTAGTGAAGTTTAAGATGTCTCCTGATGCTCTAACTACTGAGCTAAGGGCCGAGATGCAGAACCGACAAGCCTATATTGACTTTGCTTGTATTATGAATGGAGAGGATATTAAGGGGCATGATGATGTAGATGCTGAGCATATACTAGCCCACCGAACTCAGATTACGACTGATAAGTTCTTATATGCTAACCCTGAGAGACAGACTGCTATGGTGAACCATATTCAGGAAGAAGTATATCTATTGTCGCAAAGAGTAAAGCTACAAGAGGCCAGTATGCAAGGTCTGTTACTTGACCCTAATATGCCTATAACTCCTGAAGTGCCTGAAGTAGCCCAGCCTATGCCTATGGCTGGAGAGATGCCTCCTGCTGGAGGAATGCCACCTATGCCTCAGCCTGAGGGTGGAATGATGGGAGCTGGTAGCCCAGGAGAGATAATGATGGACCAACAGATGCCTGAGCCTACCCCTGCTCCTGAAGGTTCTATGTTAGGAGGGTTACTATCACAAGCTTAATAGAAGTGATATAATAAAAATAAGTAGAAATACTAAACTAAAGGAGAAAGAATATGGATAATGATTTACCAGCACCGAACCCACCTGCAGTGAATAATGTAGAGGCTTATTTAGCTATGTTGGCTGGGGTACAGGATTTGCCTATGCCTGCTACTATAAATAATAATGTTGAATACTATTTACGCTATCTTGTGGAGCATGGTATAGGTGGAGGGGGAATACCAACTACTGTAATTGACACGATTTGGTTTGGCACTCAAGACCAATATGATGCTATTGACCCTAAAGCTGAGAAAACTCTTTATTTGGTACAGGAAGAGACTACTACTGCTAATACCTTATCAGCATCACCTAATGTTCTAACTCTACCTAAAATAAACTTAAGGAATGATAATATAACTCCTAAGGAAGAGATTAAAGAGCCACAGACAGAAGAACTAAAAGAGGAAGAAAAATTGGCTGAAGAGCCTCAAGTGGAAGAACCAGAATTAGAGGTAGAAGAAGAGCCTGAAGAGGAAGAAAATATAGAAAGCGAGGAGTAGGGTATGCCAATTTATAAAGGAACTCTAAAAACTGGTTCTGCATATAAAGGCGGCACTTCCCTAAGCAGAATTTATAAAGGTATATACTTAGTCTTTGAGGCGTTTAAGACTTTAATTGCTGAGGGTGTACCGCCTCTAACTCTCTTAAACTGTGCTGCAGAAATAATGTTAGGTTATAGGATTTATGGGGATAGCAGACAAGGTAAATTGCCTGCTGGGTACACTCAGATTGAGTATATAGAAGCAACAGGAACTCAATATATAGATACTGGGTTTAGCCCTGATGGTAACACTAAGGTGGACTATAAGGTAGAGACAACTGCTGGTGAATATGACGCTTCGCCCTTTATCGGTGCAAGGGTTGGTAGTACAAACACAGCTAGATTTTTCCCGATTGCTTATAACAATACGAATGGTGAAGGCCGTACTTCCTTTGGTAGTAAGACGGTTGTCATAAGCAATGTTGTCGCTGGAACTGTTTTTGAGGGGAGTTTTGACCCTATCAATGGGATTAGTACAATTAACGGCACAGATTATGATATATCTGGTGCTAGTTTTCAGAAAACAGATAATTATAATCTGTATTTGTTCGCTACAACAGGATATGTAGATAACTTATATTTATCACATGGAAAAATGTACTATTGTAAAATCTATAATAACGGTACTTTAGTAAGAAGCTATATACCAGCAAAAAACTCGTCAAATGTAGTCGGTATGTATGACTTAGTGAATGGCGTGTTTTATCAAAATGCCGGTACAGGAACTTTTACAGCAGGAGCAAATGCACCAACACCGAACGCACCTATTGAGATAGAGAGCGTTGGAGATAAAACTAAAAACCTCTGGAATAGCACAATCGTATCTGGTTGTTATAGATTTAACAACGGTGATTATATCCAATACCCAGGGTATGTTTGTAACGCTACTCCTATTCCAGTAGAGCCAGGGGAAACTTATACGCTCAGTGCTAAAGACTATGATGACCCTTATGGTGCAGGTTTTGTTTTCTATAATAATGGTGTATTCGTCTCGTCTTCTGAAACTAATAATTTGACTATCACTGTACCTGCTGGGGCTAACCAGCTATGTTATGACTTTAGAAAGTCTAGTAGCCCTAACTCGTTAGACCCTAGTGATATAACTAACGTTCAGCTACAAAAAGGTGGTACGGCAACGGCTTATGAGCCGTATGGTTACAAAATACCTATGACAGTAAATAGTAAAAACTTATGGGACAAGGCCTCTAGTTATACTGGTGGAACTATTGGAATAATAGATTCACAATCACTTGATTCAACAAAGACATACACTATCTCTTTTGATGTGAGTGCAAATTATCAAGCGTTAGGTGGTAGCACTTATATATTTAGTTTAAGATATGATGGTTCAGGAAGAATAAATATATTTAACACTGATTTAACGGCTGGACAAAGATTTTCTAAAACGTTTACCGGTATTGATTTAGTGCGCTTTGCAAACCAGTCTTCCTATAGTGGGACATTATCAAATATAATGATTGAAGAAGGCTCAACACCAACAAGTTATGCTCCATACCAAATGGTAACAAATATTTATCTAGGCGAGCCATTAAGAAAAATAGGCAATGCAGACGCAGCCAAATTACCAAGTGGCTATACACAAGTAGAATATATAAAAAGCACTGGTACCCAATACATAAACACAGGTTTTACCCCCAATCAAGATACTAAAGTTGAGATAGACTTTATTATGGACGATTATACAGGAAAAGCTATTTATGGGTCTAGAGTTACGGCTGATAATTCTACTTTCTTAGCTATGTTGCAGGGGCAAAATAATAATTCCAGCTTTCAGTATAATACATCAGCCGTAACTAATACGATAGCATACACTAATGGACAATCTTATAAAGTAGTGCAAGATAAAAATAAATTGTATGTCGATGGAACTTTAGAGCATACGTTTACTTATGCGAACTTTACTTGTCCAGGTTCACTTTATATATTTTCAGTGAATCAGAGTGGCACTACCCCTTTCTTTGGCAAAATATCAGTAAAAAGTTTTAAGATATGGGATAATGGCACACTGGTAAGAAATTTTATACCTTGTACAGATAGCAATAACGTGTTGGGCTTGTATGATACAGTAAACGATAAATTCTATTCTAACCAAGGTACAGGGACATTCACAGCAGGCCGTGTAGTATATACAGACTATATTGATTTTGAAACCCAGAAAGTTTATAGAAATGTGGGCAGTATTGACTTAGGGGAACTAACATACACCTACCAAGATAATGTTTCTAGATTCCGTAGTAGCACTATCCCGAATTTAAAAATTATCACAGGCAATTGGACATACGATTTGATGTGCGATATTTATGGCACTAATCTAGCACAAAACTTTAATATAGGTGCTCAGGGTGGAGCAGCATTTATTTGGGATAATAGATACACCGACCATACCGCCCTTGAAAATGCCGTAAAAGGACATATACTTGACTATGCTTTAAACACGCCAACAGAAGAAACTATAACTCTCCCAGATATTCTGCTGAATAAGGGTACGAATATAATAAGTGTCGGTACAAGTTTAGAGCCAAGTGATATGTGGATTAAGTATAAAGGTAAGTAGTTTGATTATATTTGTATAGTGCGCTATAATATAAGTATTAACAATTTAATAAGGAGGCTACAGCCGAATGAACGAAGACTTATCTGATGTAGGCTTGAATGCTCTAGAGGCTCTAGAGGAAAAAGAACTACAGGAAAAAGAAAACTCTGCTCCTGATGGAGAAGAGAGTAAAAATACTGAAGAGGAGGTGAAAGAACCTGCCTCTGATGATGATACCAATAAAGAAGAAACTGAAAACGGCGACAATGGAGAGGCTGGAAAGAATGAAGATGAGGAAGGCGAGAGCAAAAATGAGGAAAAAGCTGGAGAAGATGAGGAAAAAGAACTCTCTGATGAGGAGTTTGAAGAATTAGCTAAAAAGAGGGGCTATGCTAAGGCTAAAACCGAAGAAGAGACTAAGGCCGAAGATGAGAGGGCTAAGAACATGGATAAGCTACTCTCTAGACCTAAGGAAATAGATGAAGAAGTATGGGATAATCTACCTGATGAGAACAAGATTATCTATAATGCTCTCCCTTATATAACTGCTGAAGGCAAAAAAGGAGTTGTGCAAGTTAAAACTCCTGACCAGTTGCCTGAGGATTTTGAGTTTAAGAACGAGAAGGCTATGATGAAATTTCAGAATGACCTTCAAGCTCAAGAGAATAGGGCCACTCAATTTAAGAATGCCATAGATGCTAGGAATGAACGAGAAGAGAGGGCTAATGCTGAAAGAGAAGAGGCTAGGAAAGTTATTGGGGAGATAGATGCCTTACAGAAGGCTGGTGATTTGCCTAAACCTAAAGCTAAGTCTGGCACTAAAGAGTTTGATGACGACCCTGCTGTAATTTTGATAAATAAAGTGCTAGGGTATAGGGCTATGAGAGCTAGTGAAGGGGCTAATTTGTCTGTAAAAGATAGCTTCCTACTTTATAAGTCTCTACACCCTGAAGAGTTTGTAAAGAAAGAGGCTAAGGGAGATATTGAGCGAGCTAATATAGCCAAGAAGGTAGCTGGTAACTCTAAAGCTACAAGCTCTGCTGTAAATGGTGGAGATGAGAGCAATAAACCTCACTATTATAAAACTGGTATGAGTACCGAAGATGTGCTTGATGCCGTATTGAATGATATGGAATAAAAAGGAGATTAAATAATGGATAATAAAGACTTTGAGGCACAACTTCTAGCTGGTAGTACACCTACTTCTGGAGATGGGTCTAAGAAACTAATGGTAGATTTGCTCCATGATAAATTTGGAGCTGATGAGTTAGTAAAGATTAAGAACTTTACTAAGAAAAAGACTGGTTGGGTATATTCTGATAGGAAACCTGTGGAACAGGGTGGTACTTTTAGGATTGAGCAACCTAATGAATTTACTCGTAGGGTATGGCAAGGAGAACAGAAAGTTCGTGTCCTTAATCCAGGCCAGACCGTAATTGTCCCAGGCTGGGAGGCTTATGTGGGCTTGGTACGCTTTTATAAGCAATATATCTCCGAGAACTTTAGTGGGAAAGTTGGTGTAATGATGAACTCCCCTAAAGACCAGATTGACTTCGTAAATCAGGCTTTTGTTGGGGTGTATGACCCTAATGAACCTGAAGAAAAAGTTGATGTGAAAAAAGAAGTAGAAAAGGATTTGGGGCTTGTAGATGAAAAGCCAAAAGCTAAATAGTTTGCTTGAACCAAAAAAGAACGAGCTGGCTGAACTCCAGAGGCTTTTGAAGGCTACTCAGAACCAGATAGATGATGCTGTAGAGCAGGGTAATAATGCCTTGCTCTCTCTTTCTGATGAGTTTGAGGAGCTGGCAGAGAAGAAGAGACAACTCCTAAGAGATATAGAGGGGCTGGAGGAGAGGCTGAATAATATGAAAAGTAAACTAAACTATGCCGAGAATACTTATGGAAAGTATCTGGCTACTATAAAGGAGAACGAGAGTGAGAAACCTAGAGAAGAGTAAGTTTAAGTATCTATGGAGAGCTAATTTTGTTAAGAGGACTATCACCCAGCATTATGAGGATAAATACTCTAGATATAACCCTGATGCTGAGTGGAACCCAAGCTCTTTTAGAGACTTCCAAAACTACTTTAATAACCACTCTGGGGAGCTTTTAAGCTTTGAGCTGGTGGGAAAAGATAAAAAATACACCGTAGATTTAAGTAGGCCGTGGTGTCCTATTATATATAGTGATGAAGAAGGCAGATGGGGGAGTGAAACTCATACTCTACTACACCGTGAGAAACGACCTCTGAGTAATGTAAGGATAATTTACTATAGAAATATGGAGGCTACGATTATAGATGGTGTGGTCGGCGAGCCACGAGTTCTGAGCTATGTTATAGGCTACCAGGGGCTGGATAAGAATGGCAATAATCGCCAAAAAACAATAACCGTGATATAATTATGGTATAAAGCTTTATTATAATAAAGGAGAAAATTAACTATGGCTGCAACCACTACTTGGTATGAGCAAAATGGCACTGCAACTGGTAGCCCTGCTCATGGAACCGAAAGCACCATCTCTTCCTGTGATTGGAAGAGTGTAGATGATAGCACGACTTCTAGAGCATCTGCTCCTGTTCTTGCTGGTGCTAACTCTTATGATAAATATATCTATCTTAAGTTCTCTGGAACTTTTAATCAGGTCTCTGCTGTGAAGTTCGCTCACACTGCTGGGACTTTGGGAACTGGTATCTCTTTGAAGGGTAAGATTACCTCTACTTATACTACACCTTCTACTACTGCCTTAGGTAGCTCTACTGATATTACTTCTACTACTGCTATTGGCTCTGGAGCTAGTGTTTTACTTGGCACTACTGGTCCGAATGATGCCTCTCCTGCTGCATCTCAGACTTCCCAATGTTATACCCAATATATCGTAACCCAAGTCCAGACTACTTCCTCTGCGAATGCTGGTGATAGTGGAACCGTGACCCTAACAGTCCAATATAACGAGAATTAGGAGGGGATATGGCCATTAAAAACCTTGCCTCTGGAACTTTAGTTGAGAGTGTATCTGCCTCTGCTACTACTTTACTGGTTTATGTTGGTAATGGTTCTTCTTCTACTATTCAGGGAGTATGGCCGACCCCTCCATTTTATGCTACTATAATGCCTTCTAACCCTACTGCTGGAGTGGCTAATAGCCTTGATAGTGAGATTGTTAAAGTAACTGCTGTAGGGAATGACCAAGATGGTAATACTGTTTTGACCGTTGTGAGAGGGGAGAAGGGAAGTAGCGCCCAGGCTTTTGCTGAGGGAGCTATTGTAACTAATGCTAATTATGCTGAAGAGGCTGTGCTGTTAGGAGATGAAGAAACTGCTGAAACCCCTACTCCGTGGATTGAAAGCGATATGATAGACTGGGACGATATGGTCCAAGCTGGTTCTAGTGCAACGCCTTCATCTCATAGAGTTGATTTAGGGAAATTCCATATATTTATGGGGTATTCTGGTGGTGCGGCTGGTGGTGGCCAGACTCTGTCTATTGATTTGCCTAGTGATTGGGTAGCTAATGCCACTATGTATAACTCAATAGTGCATGCTAGGACTTATTATTCCAACTCAGCAGATACTACTTTTGGTGCTTATTGGTTCCAAAATGGGAAAGCGAATATATACCAAATCAGTGGTAATGCAAATTATGGCAACCCAACTCAAATAATATGTTTTGGGTGGTGGTAAAAGGAGAATAATATGGCTACATACAGAAAAATGCTCAAAGACAAAGATGGGAATAACATACTACCGATTGTAGGTCCGTCACGCTATGGCTGGTTTGTAGCTGGGAATAGTACTGCTGCATCTGGAACTGCGGCTTCTAGTGCTTTGGCTCTGGCTGAAGAATACTCTGGTGGAGCAGACGTATTGGAGATAAATGCTAATAGAGTAAGAGCTAAAGAGGCTGGCTTGGCTCTAGTATCTGGAGCTTGCTATTCTAGAGGTGGTACTTCAGCACAGGTGTGGGTTAGTATCGCTAAGTATAATACTGCTGGGAATGCCTATACCCTATATGGTAGGAAGGCTTGGACTTCTACTAATGAGACTGCTGGGATTACCCTAACTCTACCTATGGTGCCAGTCCCGATGGCTGTAGGTGAGAGCTTGACTATAGTTGGTGGCTCTGGTAGCTCCTATACTATAGGTGGTGGGAGTAATGATTATAATGGTATTGAAGTTCTCTTTATACCTAATTTGAGCTAATAGCTACTGATGGAGCAATTGGACTTAAAGTGTTATTTGCGATATAATATAAGTATAAACTTTAAGAAAGGAGTTCTATGAATAATAAACCTGAAGAACCTACTCTAGCCCAAGATGAAGAGGTGCTAGGTGATTTAAGTGATATGGGGAAAGGAGAAGAAAATGAGTAATAGCTCTCTCGTAACCGTAAGAGTTCCTGCCCACCCATCTAACTATACTAAAGGTAGGAATACTAAAATAACTGATATTACTATCCATCATATGGCTGGAGTTCTCTCTGCCGAACAATGTGGAAATATTTTTGCTCGTGCTGGTCGTAATGGTAGCTCCCACTATGGTATTGGTAATGGTGGTGAGATTGGGCAGTATGTAGATGAAAGTGATACTGCTTGGACTAACTCTAACTGGCCATCTAACTGCCGAAGTGTCACCATTGAGACCTCTAACTCTGCTACTGGTGGAGAATGGCCAGTAGGAGATGCTGCATATAATAGCTTAATTAAGCTCGTGGCTGATATTGCTAAGCGTAATAACTTAGGAACTTTGGTCGCTGGGCAAAATCTAACTTGGCACTCTATGTTTGCTGCAACTACCTGCCCAGGTGATTACTTGAGAGCTAGAGTTGAAGAAATTGCTAGGAAGGCTAATGAGATTAACGGTGGTGGTCCAGCTCCTACACCTACCCCAACTGGAGACTTTAAGGTAGGTGATAATGTTCTCCCTATTAAGTATGTTGATTACAATGGAACTCCTTTGATTAAAACTCGTGATTACTATACCATCTCTGATATTAACGGAGACCGTGCTGTTCTCACTTCTGGTGGTGTGGTCTATGCTGCAGTCAATACCAATAACCTACAAAAAGTAGATGCTCAAGCCCCTGCACCAGCCCCTGCTCCAGCTCCTGCTGGCTTTAATGTAGGTGATGTGGTAGTGCCTACTCGCTTAGTGGATTACAATGGTACTCCTTTGGTCCAATATGACCCTACTTATACTATCTCTGAGATAAATGGTGATAGGGCCGTGCTTACTGCTCGTGGTGCTGTCTGGGCTGCGATGAATACTAAAGATATTAGAAAGGCTTAATATGATTGAAGATAAACAATTTTTACCAAGCTGGCTCTATGAGGCTCTTAGGTGGGTAGTGTCTATTGTCCTACCTGCTACTGCTACGCTCTTAGCTGGTCTTAATTCTGCTTGGAACTGGGGCTGGCCGATTGAGGCTATTCTAGCCACCTTCTCGGCTGTAGAGACCTTTCTAGGTGCTGTATTCTTAGGTGCTAAGATTATTAGTGATAAATAGTCTAGGAGGGCAATACAATGCCGACAATCTATTCTGGAAGTAATCAGACTGGAACTTATACTACTACTAGAGTGAGGGTAGATTATTCTGGCACTTCTGCTACGGCTACCCTCCTTTATTCTAGGTCTAATAACTGGTCTGGCGAAACTAAGGCTGGTAGTCCTGCCTACTTTTATTTTGGTACAAGTGGTAGCTATGGGACTGCTAATATCTCTGGTGCAACCTTTACTGGGCAGAAAACTGATGCTGTAGTGGGGAGCTGTAGCTTTTCTATATCTCTAGAAGGGGGGACTTACTATGGCTATACTACTAATGCTAGTCTAGTAGGTGGTGATGGTAGCTGGAGTAGCCCTGCGTGGAGTGTTACTATCCCTGCCCAATATACTACGACGACTAAGACTATCACTGGCTCTGTTACTATAGAAGACCCATTCCCACCTCACCCTCCCGTAGAGGCGAGGTCTATACTTAAAGGGTTATGGGGAACTGGCTATGGTGATGGAGCTTATGGTGGTATTGTAGGAGCTACTGGCTCTGTAGAAGTAACTAAGGATATTGTAGGACAAGTCCGTATATATATAACTAGCTCTGATACTATAAATGGTGCTGTAAGAATTGCTAAGAGTGTGGATAAGACTATTACTGGTATGGCTAGGATAGCTAAAAATGTGCCTGAGACTATTACTGGTGTAGTAAGAATAGCTAGGAATAGTGCTACTGATATTACTGGTGCGACTAGAATAGAGGCTTTAGGAACTCAGACTATAGAAGGTGTGGCTAGGATAGCCAAGACCGTTCCTACGAGCATCTATGGTGTCGTTAGAGTAGCCAATAATGTAGATAAGACTATTACTGGTATAGTTAGAGTGGCTAGGATAGGTGATGCTGATATTACTGGTGTGGTGAGAGTGTCTAGGAATACTCCTGCTACTATCTCTGGGGCTACTACGATTGAGAACTCCTATACTAAGGATATTACTGGTAATGTTATGATTGCTGGGGAGAGAGCCTGCGAGATTGAAGGTACGGTGAATATAGATAACCCTAACCAGAAAGTGAGTGAGCGAGAGATTACTGGTGCTGTGGCTGTGCTTAATACCAACTCTAAAGATATTACTGGTGGAGTGTGGATAGCTAATAATGTTGATGTAGATATTACTGGTGTAGTGAGAATAGCTAAGGCAGGCTCTGATGATATTGAAGGGGCTGTTAGAGTAGCCAAGGATATAAATAAGGCTATTACTGGTGCTGTTAGAGTAGCTGTGGTA